CCGGTGGTCAAAGAGCAGGTGGCGTTGTTAAGAGCTGAGCGGGACAGGGAGGCTATTGATATAGCTGTTCAGATTCAGGAGACTCTTCCAGAATGTATAAGAATTTTATCTGGTCAGCTAACAGATAGTGAAGGGAAAGTCTCACCATCGCTGAAGTCCAAGAATGCCTTCGGATTGCTCTCGATAGGAGGTCATGGGCCTAGCAAGAACCTGAGTGTCAGAGGTGTTCATGCAGTTTTGACAGCTGAGGATATAAAAGAGATAAGAGAACGTGGGCAGAAGCTGGCAGGAGAGATTGGCATAGTGGCTGAAGAGGCAGAGATAATAGATGTGGCGACCATCGGGAGCAGAGTATGAGGTCAGCCGTTTCATTCATATCTTCGGCAGATGATGCGGAGGCGGCTTTTATAACTGCTGTTGGTGTAATAGCTGCAAGTCATGAGTGTGAAGTTGTGGAAATAGATGTTGACAGGCAGGTGATTAATATAAGCTGCCCGAAAGGCAATGATAAGGCTTGTGCAATGGAGTTAGAAGATGTGATAGGAACATTCTACGGAGCGGTTATAGATGAGCCTGAGATCGTATGTTTAAAGGAAGGCTTGGGAATAGCTATTGATAGATAATGATACAAGAGATATCTTAGCCCGATGTAGCGCCTCAACAGCGTTTCATGCGAAGTTCTTTTTTCCTGAGATCTTCTTTGCCAGTTTTAGTCAGCTGCATTATAAGATGCTTGAGGCAATAGATTCGCCAAGTCAGAAGACTGTGATAGCAGCGCCCAGAGGTATGGGAAAGACTTCGACTGTTCTCTATGGTCTTTGCAGCCGACATATTCTGTTTGAGACAAAAAAGTTTATTATCTATCTTTCTAACAGTGCTGACAATGCTATGATTCAGACAGATAGTTTGAAGCACGAACTGCTCAGTAATCAGGAGGTTAGAAAGTTCTTTGGCTCAATCAAGACCAAACGAATTGAGATGGAATATGAAGAACAGTTCTCAAAAAAGGCATGGGTTACAACAGGCGGAACGTTGGTTCTTCCAAGAGGTGCGGGACAACAGATTCGTGGACTGCTCTATCATGGGCATCGTCCAGATCTGATAGTGATAGATGATCTTGAGGACAAGGCCGAGATCGCTAATGATGTTATTAGGAAGAAGAACAAGGAATGGTTTCATTCTGATGTCACAAAGTGTATTTCCCGTTACGATAAAAGCTATGACTTTGTTTATATTGATACTTTGAAACATGAAGATGCTCTTTTACAAGACCTAATTGATAATGATAGTTGGGAGAGTCTCCATATGAGCGTCTGTGATGATGATTATAACTCATTGGCGCCCAGCTTTATGACGACTGAAGAGATTAAGGCCGAAGTTGAGGAGCACAGAAAGAATGGTACACTGGACATCTTCTATCGTGAGATGAGAAACATTCCAGTTGCCAGTGAGACTGCAAATTTTAAGCCTGAGAATTTTCGCTATTTTACTGAGGGTGTTAAGCAACTTACATGCTATCCAGATCCAGAAAGTCTAACTAAAACTGAGACTGTAGATATTGACAATCTGATAAATGTGGTTATAGTTGATCCAGCTAAGGAAGTTCAGATTCAAAACGCTGATACTGCAATAGTAGGGATTGGAGTGGACAGAACATCTAAGAAGATTTTCATCCGAGACATTGTGGCAGGTAAGTTCTATCCTGACCAGATTTATAAAGAAGCGTTCCAAATGGTATTTCGTCTTAAGGCCTTCGTACTGGCAGTTGAGGTAACATCTCTACATCAATTTATCTCACAACCTTTTGAAAATGAGATGAGAGTTCAGAACGTTTTTGCTCAATATGTTGAACTTAAAGCTGTGGCAAAGAAAGAAGAACGTATTGCTTGCTTAGCACCTTATTATCGTAATCACTATATTTATCATGTAAAGGGAAAATGTGATAGACTTGAGTCTCAGCTTATGGGCTTTCCTCGATCAAAGCTCTGGGATATAATGGATAGTTGTGCCTATATCGTCAAATTGATGGATGATTTAAGTATTTACTTTGATCCAGTCTGGGAAGATCCAGACCAGGACGAATTTGCAGAGCTTCAGTTTGAGAAACCTTTAAAACGTGGAAGGAGTCTCATTTAATATGCATGAGAAAGTTTTAGACATATTTTGGTTAAAAGTAAATAGAGAAGATCCTGGAGGATGTTGGAATTATTTAGGGTATAAAGATAAAGATGGTTACGGAATCTTTACTATATCTAAACCAGACGGGACTAGAACTAATATAAGAGCTCATAGACTTGTCTGGGAGATGCACTATGATTTAAATGTGCCAGAAGGAATGTATATTCTGCACATGTGCGACAATCCAAGTTGTGTAAATCCTATGCATCTTTACTAATAATTGTAATTTATTATCTGCTAGGTATATACAGATGATACGAAAACTAAAGATTCAGAAACCAGGTCTTCAAAGTTATAGAATACCTCAATCTTACGTAGCAAAGATGTTTGGAGTTTCTCAACATATAATTAGTAGAATCTGGAATAAAGAAAAGTATCCATGTAAAGAAGGCTATTATATTTAACCTTGATTCGGTTTTTGAACAAAGTGAGGATATAAGATGAATACATTAGAAGTAACCGGAACAGCAGGAGATACGATCACAGAAGCTGCAACAGATGCAAAGCAGAATCTTGATGCTGATACAGCGCTGGCATTTAAAGATTCAGATGGGAGTCTTATTTCAGGGCTTCTTATTTCTGTAGAGACTTATGATCTGAAGTTCTGTCATGGATCTACGCCAGTTCAGGGAGGTCTTGGCCATACGTTGATTAGTGGCCAGACTTACTATATCAGAAATCCTGCTAATATTAGATCTTTCAATTATATTAACGAAACCAATGGCGAGAATGCAGTTCTTATGCTTACGCCTTTTTATGGAGATCGCTAGGAGTCAGCTATGGAAGACAGTCCTATAAGTCCCCCGATATTTGATCAAGCTGCTGAGAGAGCATATAATGATACTCAGTATATGCCAAAGGATCACGATGCCACTACGGCCACTGATCCAGCTGGAGATGCTGCTACTTCGCAGGCTAATATAGATGCTTATGGCGGAGTTATTATTACCTTGACCGGAGCTGGAAATGCCCAGACAATGCAGGATCCTTCAGATACAGCTGTTATTAAAAGATTTATAGTTGTCACAGATGATGCTAATGGAGCTCATACGATTACTGTTCAGGGCATAGTTATGTCTGCCGGTGAGGCTCAATGGTTTATCTGGGACGCATCTGCATGGGTCGCTATTACTGCGGTTGATGCAGAAGATATTGCGTTTACTCCGACTGGTAATATAGTTGCCACAAATACTCAGGCAGCGGTGGCAGAAGTTGATAATGAGAAGATTGCTAAGACGACCTTGAGCAATGTGCAGAATACCAAAGTCAAACTTGATGCCACGACAGCTCCTACAGTCAATAACGATGTAGATGAGGGATATTCGGTTCTCTCCAGATGGGCTGATATTACAGCAGATAAGGAATATGTATGTCTGGATAATACAGACGGAGCTGCGGTCTGGGAAGAAACTACTCAAAGCGGAGCCAGTGCTCATAAAGACGATCATGATCCTGAAGACGGAAGTGATCCTCTTGATACGGCTGCGCCAGCTGAGCTTGCAGGAGTTCAAGCAGCCGGAGCCGGGAGTTCACATTCATTTGCAAGATCTGATCACGCTCACCAGGTTCAGCATGGAATAGCAGATAATCATATTGTGACTATAGACCACGATGCGCCAGTCAGTGGTGATTATGCAAAGTTTACTGCCAGTGGACTTGAGGGTCGTGAGACCTCAGAGATTCTTTCAGATATTGGTGTAGCAGCTGGTGCAGACGTGACCGGAAGTAATGCTCCTCAGGCTCATAAGACCTCTCATCAAAATACTGGAGGTGATGAGATTAGCGTAACAGGTCTCTCAGGTCTTCTTGCAGACGATCAGCACGTTTTAGATTCTGAGGTTATTGCAGTTGCGCTAGCGAAGTCTGTGACTGTTGCTCTTGGTAGCGATCATTCCTGGACAGGACCAGTCCAGACGATAACTGCTGGTGAAAATCTGGCAATATTTGAAACGGCCTATTTGAAGAGCGATGGTAAGTATTGGAAAACAGATGCAGATGCTGAGGCCACAGCCAAGGGTAAGATTGTTATGGCTACGGCTGCAATCAATGCAGATGCATCGGGTATTGCACTGCTGCCCAGTCCGCTGAGTTTTATTCGAGATGATTCTACAACTGAGTGGACTGTTACAAATCCTGGAGATGAGATGTATCTATCTACAACTGGCGGAGAGTTGACCAATGATGTTTCTGGGTATACTACATTAGATATTGTTCGTATCTGTGGATATATGGAGACTGCTGTTATTCTTAACTTTAATGTAGATAAGACTTATGTGGAGACGCCATAATGACATGGACAGGGAAAATTAATGGAGTTACAAATCCGGCTAAGGTAAATGGGATACTTGTAGCAAATATATCAAAAATATTTGGAATAGAGGGGGCAGCCGTGGGCGCAGAGATTAATAATATACAATATGGAGAGATAGATATTGACGGTACTGGATTAACTAGTGATGTAACTATAACAGCGGTTGTTTTAGCTAATTCTATACTTATCTGGCTCGGCAGTAATGGTAATAGTTCTGAGGTAAGTAGGTGTGTTGCTTTATTGAAGTTTATAGACACTACCACAATTAGGGCTCATAAAGCCGAGGGTTTTGCGGACGATGTTTTAAATGTTCGGTTCTGTGTCGCTGAATTTTCTTCTGGTGTTAAAAGTGTTCATAATGGATCTATAAACATACCAACTAATACAGCTTCTGCAGATGCAACTATCGCAGCAGTAGATGTGTCGAAGTCGATTCTTCTTTTTACTGGGTTTAATACTGCTCAGAACTCTGCTGTGGGATATAGACAGCAGCCAAAATTGGAGTTAGTTAATTCAACGACTATACGGGCAACAAGATATAATATATCTGGTGCTCAATATGTAGGATACAGTTTGCTGGAGTTTGAATAATGTCTGAGGAATACTTCTATAAAGCTGGAATTTTTACTACAGTATCTTTAGCAATAGGATCATTGATAGCTACTGCTAAGGCACTGGCAGGTATAAAACCGAGACTGATTAGAGTAGAAAGTGATGTGGGTGAACTCAAAAAAGAAAAACTCAATAAGGAAACATTTAAAGCGGTTAAAGATCATATTGATACTAAGTTTGAGAATCAAGGTGAGTGGCTTAAGTCAGTAGATGGGAAGTTAGATACTCTAATAGAACGAAGGTCAAATGAAAGATCTGATGGAACAGGCTAGGGATTTGGCGAAGAGGGCAGAAACAATCCCTGATCGGATATTACAGAATCCCTTAGAAGCTGCTCAAGCAATAGCAGATCTAATGTATAGATATTCTGAGCTAAGAGTAGACATGATGAAAAAGGAACAGATAAAATGAGTATTATAACAGGAATAAAAGCACTGTTTATGGCCCCTAAGACTATTGATAAAGCTGTTGATGTTGGAGCTAAAGTTGCAGATGGTATCATAGCAGGTCTGGACAAGATATGGCACACAGAAGAAGAAAAATCAGATGCTCAGCAAAAAGCAACTGAGACATTACTCGGATTTTGGAAAACTATTGCTAATGAAAACACTCAGCAGTCTGAGGCAAGACGCTGGTTGGCCAAAGAGTCTTTTAAGGTTTACTTCTTCTTTATTCTTATGGGTGCGACAGTGTATAAATATGACCCAGAATTTTCAAAAGTCTTACTTGATTTTGCTGGAACTTTGACTTGGCTTATAGCTATGATAGCCGGTATCTATTTTGGGCCTCAGCAAATATCTAAGATATGGCCAAAGGAAAATAAATGATCTTCATTCGGAAAACGAACGTAGTTAAAATCGTAAGGGTCTCGGCTGGTCGACCACTACCACGACAGTGTTGGCGGAGCGGCGCCAGCGCAGCACGGCGTTGCGGAGCGTTATGTTCGGTCAGTTGTTCGGCTTTGGCGTTCAGATCATCAGTCGCAGTGGATCGGTTTGTGTCCTTGTTAAGATCAGAGTTTTGTAAGATTTCCCCCTTTGACTGTAAATATAAGGAATCTCTATGCCTAATATAATTGACCCTAGAAAGAGTAGAAATAATGAGTCTTTGAGGAACATAAACTTCAACTATGATTATCCTGATGGTCTTGATCTCAGACCTGGACATCCCTTTCATGATGCTCTTAGAGACAAGCTCTTGCGTTATGCTACTGACTCTGCCCACGTAATGTCTGGTAGGTTTGACTCCTGGAATAAGATAGATGAGTCTCTGACTACCTTCATTGAGACAGATGATGCTGAAGAAGATATCAAAGACAAAGATCATCGAAAGCCAGTATCTATCATCTATCCTTATTCATACGCGATCTTGGAGACAATCTTAAGCTACCTTCTGTCTGCATTTTTTCAGGATCCTATATTTCGTTATGAAGGAGTCTCGCCTGAAGACACTATCGGTGCGATAATGCTTGAGAAGGTAATTGAAACTCATTGCGCAAGATTTAAGGTAATCTTGAATCTTCATACAATGTTTAGAGATTGTCTTTCTTATGGTTTTGGAGTTGTTGGGCCTACGTGGAAGAAGCAGTACGGAAGAACTTTTACTAGACAGGTTACGCCAAGGTGGTTTGGACCAGATAAGATTGAGCGGATAATGCGAAGGGAACTTATAGCTGAGGGAAATGCTCTTACAAATATAGATCCTTATCTATGTCTTCCAGATCCTAATGTATCTATTGCAGATTGTCAGAAAGGTGATTTCTTTGGCTGGATAGATCGTATGGGCTATAATGATCTGCTTTCAGAAGAACAGGTCTCAGATCATCTCTTTAATGTCAAGTATGCTAAGCATGTAACAGGAAAAAGAACTTCTATCTATCCGTCTGATCAGTCTGCCAGATGGAAGAAAAAGGAACATATCACTGTTGATTTTGAGGGTGGCATCTCAGTTCCTCATGATATAATTCATAAGTATGTTAAGTTAATTCCGAAAGACTGGAAGCTTGGGTCTTATGAGTATCCTGAAAAATGGATGTTCTCGATTGTATCAGATCAGGTAATTATTGAGGCCAGGCCAATAGGTCTTGGTCACGATATGTTTCCGGTTGCTGTAACTGCGCCAGACTTTGATGGGTATAGTTCTACTCCCATATCTCGGCTTGAGACTCTCTATGGTCTACAACATACTCTTGACTGGATGTTTAATGCTCATGTGGCTAATGTACGAAAGGTTATCAATGATACTCTTATTGTTGATCCTTATCTTATTAATGTGCCTGACTTGGAGACTCCTAGAGCTGGTGGTATTATCAGAACACGCAGGCCTGCTTGGGGTCGTGGTGTTAAAGATTCTATAATGCAGTTAGAAGTTACAGATGTTACTGGTACTCATGTTAGAGATACTGCGCTGATCAGAGAAGCTATGGACAAAGTTGCTGCAACTGACTCATGGACTATGGGTAGTCTGCGACAGGGAGGTCCTGAGCGGCTGACAGGAAAAGAATTTGAAGGTACTCAGAAAGGTGCCTATACTCGTCTTGAACGTGTGGCCAGAATCATTGGTGTTCAGGCTATGCAGGATATAGGTTATATGTTTGCTTATCATACTCAGCAGTTTATGTCTAAAGAACTCTATATGATCACGACAGGGCGCTGGGAAGAAACCTTGATGATGGAGTTCCAGGGTGAGCAGAACCGTTATGAGTGGAATGGTAAGATGGGTGATCTTGGCCGTATGAAGGTCAGTCCATTTGATCTTCTTGTAAGCTACGATGTCAAAGTCAGAGATGGCTCAGTTCCTGGAAGTAATTTTTCTGGTGTCTGGATGTCTATGTTTAATCTTCTGGCTACACAACCGGAGCTCCAGCAGAAGTTTGACATCGTTAGGATCTTTAAGCATATAGCAAGAAATAATGGAGCCAAGAATGCTGACGAGTTTGTAAGGATAAAAAGAGTTTCTGATGAGGAAGCTGCATCTCAAGTAGCTGCTGGTAATGTAGTTCCTATTGATCAAGTACTAAAAGGAGGAGGAAGGTAACGATGAGAGAAATAGATGAACTTAAAAAAGAAGTAGATAAAAAGGATTATACTCCAATATCTACAGCAAAAGCAATTGAAGATTTTGTGAGACATTCCTCACTCTGGAAAGATATAAGAACAGAACTATCTATCTGGCTGGGTGAGGTTCATGAGATGCTGGAGAATCTTGATGGGTCTTTGCCCTCAAGAATGTTAGATCGTCTTGGTGGTTGTGCGGAAGCTATAAGAAATTTTGAAGATCTTCCACATACGATTCTAACAAATATAGACAGTAAGACTGAAAAGACTAAAAAGACAGGAGAAGAAGCACCTTAAACCAACTACGTTCAAATTCCGAATAAAGGAGAGAAAACGATGTCTGATGAAGAGAAAAAAGAACTTTTAGCTGCGATAGATGATTTAGATTTTAAGCATGAGCAGGAAGAAGTTATGCCTGAGCATACTGCCGATGAGAAAGAGTCTGATGATAAAGTTGGTGAGACTGCTAAGACAGATGACTCTAAGACTGAAGATGAGAAATCTAAGGAAGCTGGAGAATCTAAAAAATCTGAAGAGGAGGATATATCTGATGGAAAAGAGAAAAAGGGTGAAGAAGATAAAACTGGAGAAAAGACGTCAGATGAAGAAGATCCTTCAAAAAAGATCTCAGAAAAGACGGAGGACAAGGATGAAAAAGGAGCAGAAGCTTCTGAGGATGTAGATGAGTCTTCGCAGGTAGATATACTACTTAAAGAGATAAATCGTCTTAGTGGTATGGTTGGCCAGCCAGTAGCAGTTGTTAAGGAAGAAGAAAAGCCTGCTGGAGATAAGGAAGAAAAAGCTGATAAGAAGTCTGAGGTTGCTGATTCTGACTTTATCGGTGATCTTGATATGGATGATGTAGCATCTGATCCTAAGGTTCTGAATACCATTCTGAATAAGGTTCTGCAGAAGGGTGTTGAATTAGGAAAGAGTCTAACTACAGATCAGACAAACCTGAACATACCCCAGATGGTAAGAGATCAGGTTACTCATGTAGCATCTTTCAAGGACATGATAGATGAATTTTATAAGGAAAACTCAGATTTGTCTAATGTACGGGCTGTAGTAAAAGCCTGTGCAAGTCAGATTATTGGAGAGAATCCAAAGATGCTCTGGACAGATGTTTTAAATAAAGCTGCTGAAAGTACTCGGAAAACTCTTGGCTTTAAGAAGCCTGAGAAGTCTGAGGAAGATAAGGCATCTTCAGATACCAGCAGTGCGGCTTTTGCTGATGCTAAAGGCGGTAATAGAAAGGGAAAAGGACAAAAAGGAACTAAATTACAACAAGAACTTGATGAACTTTACTAAGGAGGAACTATTATGAATAGGGTTGCAAATTCTGACAAAGACACTCGGAGAGATTTAGAGAGTCTTCCAATACATGTACTGTTGACAACTGAAAGTCCTACTTATCAGATGAAAGCTTCTGATAATGTTATGTCTTTTGTATCTTCTGCCAGTGATGATGTTGCTATTTTAACACTTCCACCGGTTGGAGAAGCTGTTGGTCAGCATTACTACATCGTCGCACCAACTGGAAATACTGGTGGAGACATTTCGCTCTATGAGAAGGAGACTGGAAGCGAATATACTGGCGGTGGAGATGATGGAGATCTAGATACAGATGCAGATCATGTTATTCTGTTTTCTACTGGAACTGCGTGGCTAACCCGTCTTGACGGTGTAGCTTAATACTTACCCCCTAGTCGGCACAAGGCCGAGTATTGAAACTTAATAGTAGGAGGTTATAATGAGTTGGAAAGGAATTTTAGGAAAGGCAGGGGTTGCTTTGACAGGCCCTGATGGAGCGAATGACTGGACCTTTGAAGGTCAGATTACTGCCAGAAATATTATCAGTAGATTTGCCGGCCAGCATTTTCATGTAGACTCTGGTCATGCAAGTGCTACTGATCATGCCAAGTACGGTAAAAGGAAAGAAAAACCTTTTGCCACTCTTGACTTTGCTGTAGGCCAATGTACTGTCAATGATGGAGATGTTATCTGGGCGCATGCAGGTCATACTGAGGCAATCGTTGCTGCTGGAGGTCTTGATCTGGATGTTGAAGGTATTACGATTGTCTTCTTAGGCAATGGTGATGATCAGGCAAAGATCACATTTGGCACTGACGTTGACGCTGATATGGATGTAGATGCTGATAATATTACTCTGATCAATCCAAGATTTGAGTCAGATATAGATGCATTAACTGGTCCTATTGATATTAATAAGGCCAATTTTACAATCATCAATGGTGAGTACTATGATGCTGCTGCTAAGGCTGTAACTGATTGTGTGGTTGCTGGATCAGCTGCTACAGGTCTTACCATAAACGGCTGGAAATATTTTGAGTCCTCAACTGGAACTCAGAAACAGTCAAACCTCCAGTTAGATGGAGTTGACAATCTTACCCTTAACAACATCGACATTCGTGGAGATTTTGCTACTGGTAATGTTGAGAATGTAACTGATGAACTTCTTAATGTTCGTCTTAGTAATATGTATCTGGACAACCTTAGTTCGAGTCCTACACCTGCAATGGTACTGGATTCTAACTGTGACGGAATGGCCAGAAATGTTCACTGTCGTATAGCTTCTGGAACTACTTATGTTTCAGATCTTTCAGATATTAACTGGGGAGCTGGATGTCTTGGCTACAATGCTGATGGCGGAGGTGGAGATCCAATTGGAACTGCTCATGCCGGAGGTCTTGAAGGTAAGATTGATACTGTTGACGGTATTGTAGATAATATCCTTGTTGATACTGCAGTCATAGGAGCTCTTGGTGCTGGTCTGACAGACCTTGGTGGAATGTCAACTGGAATGAAGGGTGAAGTACAGGATGAGTGTGAGGATGCTCTTGAAGGAGAAGATCTTGATCATCTTATGAAATTGGACAGTGCAGATCAGCCTTATCCGGTAAACTGTGCGGCTGATTCAGCTTTGGCCAAGATGCTTTGTAAAGGCGATCCTGCTACTCCGAATTCGTATAGCTGTGTAACAGACTCACAGGAAATGATCTCTGATAAACTTGGAGGTTACTCTGGCGACGGCGGGGCTAATTTAGATGATAGTGTTAAGGCTGCACTTGATCTTATTGAGGCTCAGACAGATGATATAGGAACTGCTGGAGCAAGTCTGACTGATTTAGGCGGTATGTCAACAGGCATGAAGGGCGAAGTTCAAGATGAGTGCGAAGATGCTCTCGAGGGTGAAGATCTTGACCATCTTATGAAGCTTGATAGTGCAGATCAGGCATACCCTGTGAACTGTGCTGATGACTCAGTTATTGCAAAGATGCTCTGTAAGGGTGATCCTGCTACTATAGCTACATACGACTGTCAGACTGATTCACAGGAGATGCTTTCAGATAAACTTGGGGGTTTTTCTGGCGATGGTGGAGCAGCAGATGATGATAGTGTGAAAGCGTCATTAGATCTTGCTCATACGGATCTTGATACAATTATCACTGATACTGGAACTACAATTCCTGCTGCGATTGTGGCTCTGCCAAAGTGTATTGAGAAAACAGATGGAGCAGTTCTTAATGGACTAGATCCCCTGTTTACTATTACTGGTGGGCTTGTCCGCTGTAAGATCGTTGGACATGTAACTACTTTGATAGGTGGAGCAGCTAATCTCAGACTACAGCATATAACAACTGATCCAGCTGCAACTGTTGAGTTGAATGCGGGTGCGGTAGCAGTAGATGCTGATGCTGTTGGAACTGTATATCATAATCTTGGCGCTACCAGTGTTTTTACTCCAAGCACAGGTCTGGGGTTTGTTCTTCTTGATCCAGTAACAGTTGAGGAGACAGAGTTTATCCTTGCGCCTGGAGTCGTTCAGTGTCTTGGTTCAGCTGCGCAAGACGGAGTTATTAAGTGGAGTATGTCTTTTACGCCGCTTTCACCCGATACTGTAGTTACAGTAGCAGCTTAATTATTAACTTAATGGGAGGCCTCAATGGTCTCCCTTAAACAAAGGAGAAATATTATGGCCTTTTTAGGAATGAGAGGAAATGGTGACTGGGCAACTGACCAGAGGCCTAAAAACTGGAGACAGAAAATCCTGCAGCTTTATCCTAACGGAGATGCTCCATTGACTGCAATACTTTCTATGATGAAGGAAGAGTCAACTGACGATCCTGAGTTCAACTGGTGGACAAAGAGTCTGGCAACCCAGGCTGCTACTGTTACTAGTGTTTATACTGATATTCTCAGTACTGAGTACACAACTGGCGGAGCTACTGGAGATACCCTTTTCTGCAAGATTGGTACTGAGGCAGCCTGTAAAGAGTTCAGAACTGGCCATCAGGCTCTTCTGCGAAATACTAATAATTTTGCAGATGATACCAATGCCAAGGTTACCGGAGTTGTCCTCAACGGAGATGCTAGTTACATTACTGTTAAGCTTCTGGAGGGTGATCCGACAACTACTGGAATTGCCGACTGTGATAGGATTCTTATCATAGGTAATATCAATCCTGAGGGCGGAGCAATGCCTCAGGCAATCGCCTATGATCCGTCTAAGCATTCCAATTATACTCAGATTTTCAGAACTCCTCTGAGCATCACTCGTACTGCTCGTAAAACTCGTCTGCGGACTGGTGATCAGTATCGTGAGGCCAAACGTGAGGCGCTTGAACTTCATTCGGTTGAGATGGAGAAGGCATATCTGTGGGGGATCAAAACTGAGACTGTTGGAGACAACGGTAAACCTGAACGTACAACTGCGGGACTTGTAAGAACCGTTATTGACAACTCAGGTAATGTATCTGATTTTACCAGTGATTCAGACTTCGCTGATACTTCATGGCTTTCAGGTGGCGAAGAGTGGTTGGATATTCAGCTTGAGACGATCTTCCGCTATGGCGCCCAGGACAGAATGGCCTTTGCAGGCACCGGAGTTATTCTTGCCATCAACAAACTCATTAAGGAGTATGGTAATTATGAGTTTAATAGCAAGACTACTGATTATGGAATTCAGGTCAAATCATGGGTTACTCCTTTTGGTACACTTCATATTAAGATTCATCCGCTTTTCAGTTATGAAGTAACCAACCGTAACTGTATGGTTGTCTTTGATCCGGCTGATCTCAGATATCGTTTTATCGATGATACAACTTTCTTTGCCGATCCTGATAAACAGAATACTGGCAGGAATCGTATTGACGGTACTGACGAAGAGTATCTGACTGAGGCAGGTCTTGAGTTTCATCACTATGCCAAAACTGGCTTCTTGAGCGGCTTTGGTTCAGACAACGGAACCCCATAATCGTTGTTGGTATGAGAATGAGGGGAGTCTAATCGGCTCCCTTCATTCAAATTCCAAACAAAGGTGAATAATATGATCAGAAATGGAGATGTTAATAAGCAGTTTAAGGC